TTATCTCTGAAAATTTCTACTCCTGATTTAGTTTTACCATCAGCAAAAGCATATTGTCCTGCTTTAACTCTTCCAATCTGACCTTCGTAATTTCCCAAAGAAGGATCATCTTTATCTTTCATAAAACCTTCAAATCCATCGATAGGTTCTGTTTCAACATTCATCATTAAATGTTTAGCTCCTGCAATAAATTTAAAATCTTCTAAATAGATATTATTAATCTTTAAAGTGTAATTTCCTGGAGAAATTGTTTTTGCCATTCCTCCTCCTGTTGGTAAATTTGATGTACTTAATCCCATTTGTTTTTTATTTATTTGTTATTATTGATTATTATTAGTCTACATAGATTTCATCCCAATGTGTGATGAGTTTTCCATCAACCATTTCAGATAAAACTATTTCTTTATTCATTAAATGTTCTGGTCGTGCACCACATGAAATATCATTAGTGGTTTTAAAACTCAAAATATTTTTGTTTCCTTTTCTATACAAATAACCAAGCCCATCAGCATGAGCAGCAGCCATTCGTTTTAATTTTCCTGTAAGATCTAATTCTAAAGATGAGAAGTTAGTTCCTTCTTTTTCTAACATAGTATCTTTAACATGGCCTACAAATATAGTATAAGGAGCCCAAGTTGAAATATAATCAGTTACTTTTGTAAAAGCTAATCTGGTCCAATAGTATCCAGCACCATCTGGCATTCCTATTATTGTTCCATATTTTGATTTACCACCATCAGAAGCAAACCAGTTTTTACCCATAGGACTTTTAGCATATAATTGTTCAGCATACGGAATAACCATTTCATCTAATTTAGTTATAGTGTCTATAGCAACAAATTTATAAGGATTACCTTGTTCCTTTATCTTAGCTCCTATAGCTTTTATATCATCAATAGAATTAGCCTCTAGCTTTACAGCATCAATATACTTGGTTCCTCTTTCGAGATCTAAAATCAAACAGTCTGGTAGCTCTGCTAATAAACTTGTTTTCCCAACTTTTGGTTTTGAGAAAATGATTAAATTTTCAGGATTTTTTACTTTGGATTCTACTTTTTTAGTAGGTAGTACGATTTCACTCATTGTTTTTCAATTATTTTATTTAACCATTTTTTATCACTAACAGGCTTTTTCAACAAAATGGCAGCAAGATCTTTTATAGTCATACGAGCTAATGGCTCATCATTATCAGGATCCATCATGTTATTATCAAAATCTGGAAAATCAGAATTTGAATCAGCAGTAGTGTCATGTTTAATTGGTTCAACTTTAATCAGCTCAGATACAGGTATTAGGTATCTTTCATAAGAAGAAGACTTAGATGTGGTTAGTTCATACTCTTCTTCATAATATGGATTATATTTCCATACATATAATATCCTTTCAGGATCTTCAGGTTCAATACTCATACTAACAAATTCAGTATAAATATCTTCTTTTTTTTGTAATTCATTTGGGAAAAATCCCATATGTAAAGCATCCTTATCATGTGGTATATATGCACACTTTGGAATATACAATGGATTTTCAACATCAATGGCTTTAAACAAATCTGCATGATGCATGATTAATTCAGCCACTTTGTCTTTTCTAGATGGCGTAGGGTTTTGTTTTAAATTCATATTAATTATTGTTTACTTATGTACTTTTAATTGTTGTGTTGGAGGAGTGTCCATCTCTACAATTCTCATTCTTTCAAATTCAGCTCTAAAGAAGCTCAATCTGGTATCACCATTTCTACATTTTAAAAAATGTAAAACAAGAACTCGATCACTTTCAATTATGAATCTATCAGGTCCATAAAATCTTATTTTTTGTTTACCTGGCCTATTAATTCCAATAACAGTATCAGCATGTTGTAACAAAGCATCTGAACCAAATATATCTGATTCAAGTATATAATTAGAGTATTTACCATCTTCACTTCTATCTGGATTATCAATATTTCTATTTAATTGACTAAGTAGTATAAAAGCAATTGGGTATTTTCTTTTAATGTTAGTTAATGCTTCACCTAAATTGTTTAACATATCTTGTACAGAACGCTCATGAGGTGCTTTCTTAAACAACAATGAGTGATCTATGGTTATAATCAAATGAGTGTATTCTTTCTCTCCTAATTCATTAATAGTAGCATGTGCTTCCATGTAATCATCTATAATGATCTTAAATTCTTCTACTGTCTGAGCTTCCTCTACTATGTCAATTGGATATTGTATTTTTTTCTTAGCATGCTCATGACATATTTTTAAATCATGATCAGTTAACTTAACTTCTTCAGCACTACACAAATATTTATAAGTTTTACCTAATATACTTGAGTATTCTCTAATAGCTGAAGTCCGGGCAAGCATTTCAAATTGAAATTGAAGTACTCTAAATTTTTCAGTTGGATTTAAAGGAAAAGCTTCTCTTATAATTTGTTCTGCTATTAATGTTTTACCACTTGCAGGTCTACCACCAATTACAGTCAAAGTATTCCATTCAAATCCAGCTGTTAACGCATCATTAACTTTAGGCCAAGGTGTTTTAATACTACGAATAGTACCATTCATCCTTCCCTGTAAATAATTTAATGATTCAATATAACCATGTTTTTGGCTAGACCATTTATGATCCTTATCTATTTTTAACATTCTTTAATTATATTTATTTTTATTGTAATTATATATTGTATGAAATACAGTAATAACAATTTCAATTAAAAAGAATTTTTCAAAAGGCATTTCTACTACAAAGTTTGTAATAATGAAGTAACCTAATAATGTTCCAATAATGGCGGTAAATAATAAATGTATTTTAACATTGGTTTTTATCATATAACATTTTCACTAAAATGATTAGAAGAATTAAAATCTTCATCACCGTTTATTACTACATCACAATATGTGGCTAGTTCTGAGTCGTAGGTTTTATCAATAGCCATTTTTCTAATAAAGTATTGAGAAGTTCTCATATACTTATAGTTGGTTAATTCAAATTCCATGACATATTTTTCTGTTGCTAACAGAATAGTTTCCCAATCATATTGATGAATATCAAAAAACCATCTAAAGTTATTCTCTAAATTTTTCTTATTTGATCTAGCATATTTACCACTGGGAAGTTTAAATTTAGGAAAAATATTTGAATATTCTTCTATTTTTTCTTCAAAAGTGTCTCCTAATAACAGTTTACTTGTTTTTTTTTTACTCACTTTAAAAAAGCTTTCAATTTCAGTAATCAAAGTTTCAGATTTCAAAGTTAAATGGTTATCCGTAGTTAACCATTCATCTACTTGAAGCCTTTTAATTTCTAAATCTTTGTTTATGTTATATTTAGGTACAATATTACTATAAATAGAAAATAAAACATAATATGCATTTGGACTAATTGAATTTTCGAGTAATTTATTAAATACTTCTTTCATTCATGTTAATTTTTTATTGGTGTATTATTTGTGTGCTCAGAATTTATCTTTTTAGTAGACAAAATCAAGCCTTCTTGTATAACTTTGTCAAGTATTTGTGTATGGTTTTCAATAGATTTTGCATCTATTTCTGTTTTTGATAAAGCAGCTAATACACTTTTATCAATTTCATTTTCTGGGACAAGAACTAATTTTAAAGATCCGTTGATTAATATTTCTACTTTCATATGTTTGTTTTTATTAATTTATATTTAAGTTACCACACTATATCATAATTATAGTTGTTTTTTATTATTTTAGAAGTTTTATTAAAAACGTCATTGCAATTCCATTTTTTATCACCTTTATACGCAGCTGATATAGGGTGAGTACAAATAAGTTTATAATTATTTTCATTAATATAATCAGTCCATTCCTGAGTTTTACTTCCCACAAATATGTAAACTAACCCATTATTATCAGAATTTAATACATCTAATAAATATGTAATAAAAGGTTTCCATATAGAAAAATGTTTACCTTGATTATTTATCTGAGTTGTGAGAGATATGTTTAACAATAACATACCTTGTGATGACCACCTTTTAAGATCAGGATTCCATTTATTGCCATTATCTGGATATACTGTATCATCAATTGCACGAAACATGTATTCTAAAGCATACTCAGGTTTCATTGTTTTACTACATGAAAATGCTATTCCATCAGCTACATTTAATTCTTTGTAAGGTTCGGGACCCAGAATAACTACTTTTAAATCATCATAAGGACATTCTTCAAAAAATCTAAAAAGATCTTTAAATGTAGGTGTAAATCTTTTATCTTTTTTAGTTTCATTTATTAATTGATTAATGATATCATCAAAGTCTCCACTATAAATAAAACCTCTTAATTTTCTTGCCCAACCAGATTCCTTTAGTTTAGCATATAGTTTATCTTTTATCTCTTGTATGTTAATTTTATCACTCATATTTTTTCAATAGTTTCCACTTCTGTTATTTCTTTGGCCACATGTACTCCAAAAATTCTAAGATTAGTTAAGCTTTTAAGTTTTGGTTGATTACTGAGACGCATATGATTTATAGCTTCCTCTACTATTTCAGGGCTTTCTATAATAAGGTTATCTGGAAAATATCCAAAATGAGCTTCTACTAACCAACGTAATTGTTCTACTTGTTTAATACTAATTATTTTCATATTATATTGTATATATTTATTATATTTGCTTTATGGCAATAAAAGTTAAAGAAATCAAAGAAGACGCTATTATAGATATTAAAGTCAATAAAGCGTATTATTTAATGCTTAAAGCAGCATTATTTTTTCTGTTTGAAAATACTGGTATGACAGATGTACAAAGAGAAGCTAGTTTAAAAAATGTAGCTGAAAAAGATTATACAGAACTAAATGATTATGAAAGAACTTTTCAAACTGTAACTAGAATCATTGGAGAAATAGAAAAGACAGCAAAAGATAATGGACTGTATGAAGAAAAAGAAATATTAGAAGCTACTGATGAAGGATACGTTCCTCCTACGCAAGATTAATATTATATAATTGTCCTATTTCCACACAAGTCTGTATAGCTGCAGATAATTCTTCTTTATCACAATCAGCAAATGATTTATATTGCTCGCCTACTTTTAAGCCTGCATTCTCTTTTACTAATAGTTTCATTTCATTAAAACTATACCCTGCTTCTTCAGCTAGTATTCTAATACAAGTATGAACTTTAGTTATTTGAGCTAAAGAACCTACTTTTCCTTTTCTATTTATAAAAATTTCTACTTCATCTCCTTCACTTAAACTATCAAGGAATAATTGGTATTTTAATTTTTCTTTCTCAGTAATGTATTGAAGTTTACCATCCTTCTTTTGTAATTTAGCTATGAACATACGTTTAAATTTAGTATACAATGTGTATGATTAGTAATTTTAATACCTAATCTAGGGTATTAAAAATATAAATTTCTTAAATATAGTAATCAATCAAATAGAAGATTTTCTTAAAACTAAACCAGGATACTTAAAGAAAGGAGCTGATGCTTTAGCACAACTTTTAGAAGCTGACATTTACAAATGTAAAAAAGCTTTAAAAAAGTCAAAAAAGTTATTTAATGTAATAACTTTTTTAACATCCTTCTTCATAATCAATAGTTTTATTTTTTAATATACAATCATATCGTTTACTTAATTTATTAAGTTGAAGAATTTTTATTTTTTGTAGAGTCAAGTTTTTCTTTGGTTTTTGTTTTTTCTTCATATTCTTGTTTATTTAATATGTCTATTAAGTATGCTTCATGGTCGTATCCTTCTGGATATAGTCCATCAAAATTATAATATAAATCCATAAATACAGTTTTCATATGTCCCATTCTTTCATTTTATTTGAAATAATTTCAGAACATAATCTATTTGTTCTTTTTGAAGATGCTTTAGAATATTTCTGTAAGCTTCTCATAATATCTTTAGATACGTAAAAAGTTATTGGATAAAGTATGCTATCTTTTAAACTACCTGGAAATGGGAAATTATAAGGAAACAATTGTATAAGTTCTTTAACATGCTTGATAAATACAGTATTAGGCA